ACGTACGGTTGAAGGTATCGGGGTAGAGTATTGTGAGGATTGAAGAACGTCAAAGACAAGTTTCTCAGCGGACTTGTTGATCCGCTTCTGTAAGCCAGCCGAGCTACTCTGCACTGCCTTACCAATTGTCTTGATGCTCATAATAAAATAGCCCCTATTTAGTAGGGGCTATCAGTTCTAGAATTTTGTTTACTGTTTCGATGTTCTGCTTCTGGTTCCTCGGAACGAAGAGTACAGGAGGATCATCCTGTTCCATCAGCAGTTTCTTGAACATTTTCCACTTGAGTGGGAAGCGTTCATTCGCATAGCCTTTACACTCTATCACCCATCGACCTTGTGGGTCGACGAAGTCAGGAGTGTAAGTAATATCCCGGACTTTGTATTTCTGTTTGTCCTGGAATCCTGTCTTACCATTGTCCTCATAGGACTCGTTGCTGTAGTGAAAGCCTTCCATGAGAACATACTTCTTCTTCTCATAGTCTGACTTGATACCAGCATCTCTAAGTTGCCTGTAGCAGTGGGCCTCTAGCTGAGACCTAAACTTGATACCGTCTACTTCTTTACTCTTGGCGTTCCGTACTTTCTTTCTTGATGTACGTGCGCCTGTTCTCTTTCCTCTCGATGACATTTTTTGCTTCTTGTAACCCGTGATCCTTTATTAGATCCGAGATATCCTTGGACCTATAATACGAAGGTATGACAAGATTGTCAAGTCCGTACTTCTCGCAGATCTTAACGGCCATTGTCTGGCCAGGGTTACGAGGGTTGTCAAAGTCGTTGTCGTAGAGGACGATTACTTCTTTGAAACGCGCTTGCGCTTCTTCGATGGTGCCTTCACTTGGCACAAGCATCTCTGATTGTAAAGCAATGGATGGGTAGTCAAGCACCGCCAGACACATGACATCCTTGAGGGAACTTGTGAGAACCAAAGTCTCACCACGTTCAGGTAGCTGCCGATAGCCTTGAAGACATTCCATCCCCACGTTAGAAAACCATTTAAAATCTCCTTCAAGCGGACGGTAAATCTTATAACCGCAGTCAAAGCGGTAACGATAGCTGATACTATTGCACGAAAAACGTTGTTCATTAATCCAGACATGTGTAATGGGTTGAACATCAAAGATACGTAATAATTTTTTACTGATACCAAACTGTTTCCAGTAGGCCGCATCTCTGCTGTCCCAGTCCCTTACTCTGACTCGGATTTCTGCTTTTGTTTTTGCTCGTACTTGTGGCTCCACCTTTCGTACAGGCCGCCCAACACGTACACCAGTATAGAGACCCAACCCAAAACAGCCATCAATGTGTATAAGTGTTCCATAGAAATCTAAATTGTATTTGTAACCGACATATGCAAAGCAATCGAACGTATGATCTGGGTGACCGAAGTCCTTGTACAATAACCTCTGCCCAATAAGGGAGATGTCAACTGTGGGGGACTTGTCGTCTCGAAGATCACTACGAAACTTTACACCTATCTCTTTGAAGTTTCTACAAAAGTACTTAAATATCTGATACTCAGAGACTTTTTCAAGTACGTTATCTCTACTTAGGTATACGTCACTCTTGCGTGCTTCGATCATGATAAGTTAGGGCCAGACTATAAAGATACAGCCTGGCCCCTTATCTTATATCCAGTCAGCAGCTACATCAGCTTCAGCAGACTCAGTCGATGCTGCAGTATCGTTAGGCTGAACAACACCAGGTTCCCACTTCTTGAGAGTCAGATCGTTAGGATCATACTCTGCACGGAAGTCACCATAGTCCTCGTTGAGTGCCTTGATAAACAAGTCATCACGACGTGGCTTCTCACGACCAAAGTGCTTGGTGTATACAGTCTGATACTTGTCATCCTTGACACCCATCAAGAGACGCAAGCGGTTCTCCTTGAGAGAGCTTACATACTGCTTGAGCTCAGTCACATCACCGCTAGTCACAGCTGCGATGTCATCGATGGCACACTCACCATCACGACCGACGTTAGCCCATGCACGCATGAAATCTATGAGCATCTCCTCACCCACATAGGAGCGACGGACACCCTCGTTCTTGAACCACTCATACTGAGTAGATGGGTTCTCTGTGCCCCATGCTGTCTGACCAAACTTGTTGATCCACTGGTACTTACCAGTGCGAGACTCAGGACGTTCTTCAGGTTGAACAAGTATGTCAAAGCGTGTAGTGAACTCATGCTCAGCGTTGCGAACCCAGAAGGTCAGCTTGTTGAGTACTCGTTCCCCCATCAGAATACCAGTGTAGTTCTGCTCGCTCTTGACATTGATGCCAAGTGAGTGCAGCTCACCGAGTGTGGGGTTTACAGCGATAACGTTTACTGTAGCAACGCCACAGTACAGGGGTATACCCCCACCTCCAACTTCTACGCTGGAATCATTAGATGCAATAGCCATTAGTCTTTGATTTCGTCTTGGTTGTCTTCGTGTGGATCTGCTTGCGCAATGCCTTGCTGCAATGTCATTTGCTGTGAGGCGGTGTCATCAACGAGTTGAATGCGCATCACTCGTTGTCTCTTGATACGGATACCCTTCAGCTTTGGGTGAGAGAAAATCTCCTTCGCCTCAGCGATAGTCATACCGTACTTCTTACGAATATCATCACGGCTCATGCCATCATCCTTGATGTGGCTGATGAGCTGAGAGATAGTCAACACCTGTGGTGTTTCTTCTTGCACTACTTCTGGGGTAGCTTCTACTCTTGCGTCAAAAGACATGTTGTTGTGTTTAATCGATGAAAATTTTCGTCCAGTCCAGCTCAGCATCAAGTCCTCGTAGATGCTCACAGCGTGAACCTGCCGTGTCGTCGTTCGTAGAATCGAACGATATCTTTGTGGCTCCCTCACCCCTGTACACATAGCCGATAGCGTCAGAGTTTGCACATGCAATCTCACGGAGCTTACCAGTCAAGGACAGGTCATTAGCCTTGACTTCTTTCCCGTTCTTCGTGAGGTACTTGTCTTTCAAGTGACCAACGAAGATGACGTGATCAGCCAGCTTGTTGAGGTTACGGAACCATTTTTGGAAAGACTGTCGCAAGTAGTTGTAGCCTGCACCATTGGGCAGTGTGAGTACAGACAAACCTTTATTGTCCTTGTCGAAGTTCTTACCCATGGGTGTGGCTTGATACATTTGCTTTGCATCCTGCTCACACCACACTTCCAGTTGGGTAATAGTGTCGATGGCAATATACTTGTACGGCTTTCCCTCGCTAATAATAGCTTTCCCGACCTGAGCCAACTCAGCGAGGGAGTTGACTTTGATCTTGAGTGCGTCCACCATATCTGACCCGTCCTCCAGGTCAATGATGAGACAGTTCTCAAGCTGGGACAAAGCTGTGGTCTTACCGATCTTCGGTGGACCATAGATAATCATGTTCTTAGGTGATTTGCGGGCAGCTTTAACCACCTGTTTTGGAAGTACTAGTTCGCTCATTGATTGTGAATGTTGATAGATCTGTTTCGAATGGTATCATACCGAGCAAACCATCACGGTTCTTCTCGATGTGCACAGCCATGAGACCCACAGGGTCCTCACCACAGTATTTGTTAGTAATCCCATATAGATCGTAAGGTCTTTGCAGCATCATCACGACATGTGCGTCCTGACCTATGGAATCACCCCCAAATAAATCTGTGAGCATTGGCTGGTACTGTTGCTTAGCACGATATTCTTGCTCGATGTTACGGTTCAGCTGAGACAGCAGTATATTGATACAGGTCATACGAGCCTGCATCCACATGCATGCCTTCGACAAAACATTGAGTCGTTGTAGTTCTGTCTCAGCACTACCGAGTACCAAACGAGAGTGGTCAATTAGATTGACGATTGTTGCAGATGGGTAACGATGGAACACCTGTTCGTTGATGTTCTTCACCTTCTCCATATCCTGCGGGATAGAACAGAAGTAAATAGGGTAATCCTTGTACTTCTGTACTGCTTGCACATACAAGTTGTACTTATCCTGTGTCAGCTTAGCTTCAACTGACAACAATTCGAACGTCTGTAGCTTTGTGTCTTTCGAGCCAGCACGCAGTATCTGCTGCTCACCCGGCATCTCAAAGCTCCAGTAGAGTACAACTATGTTCTTGTCTGTGTTCTTGTCCAGGAGATCAAAGATCAACTGGTTTGAGAACGCAGATTTACCTACACCAGGACGCCCAGCAATGACGTACATCTTGCCGGGTTGTAGCCCACCCATCAAGTTCTTGTTCAGTCTTGCCCAGTTAGTGGGATACACCAACCTGTTACCACGTATGCCTTTCTGGACATCCATGATAGATCGCTCGACTGACTTAGAAATGTGACGGAGTTGGGGTATGTCCGTTATCTCATAGTTGGCGCGTGTTGCGCCCTTGGGAGGATTGCTCATCTTCTACATCTTCATACTTCTCCCATGTGTAGTTATTCACCCAAGTCTGTAGCTGCTGCATGTAGCCGAGAGTGTTGGTCGACTTACGCAGCTCAAGCTCATTTATCAAACATTTGATTATAAACTTGTGCTTCTGCGTATCCGACCCCACAATCTTCTCATACTTCAGCTTAGGCTTGGCGTTTGCTCTAGCGTTGGCATCTTTAGCCCTCAACACCCGCATATGCCCTTGATTGTAGACCTTGAGAGGAAAGTGGGAGAGAAGCTCGGACCACATCTGATCAAACGAAGTCTGGAATATATCCAGAAATCCTTGTCGTACTGTGTGGTCTCGCAGCTCCTCCCCCAACTTAAGTAGGCCCTTGGTTTGCAGGGATTCGGTGTCTGGATTTAGAGATAACTCTTCTAGACAATCATAACTTGTGGCATGCAAGAGGTACAAATATAAGAAATCATCAGCTGTTATCCCAAATTCCTTGAGAGTTTCTGTGTTGATCTCTACAATCATACCAATTATTTAAACACCATAGTTATCTCCACCCCTCTGACGTTCATGGTAATGACATCAGATACCGTCGTAGCCTCCTTCTTTTGGTAACTGATTACCTCAGCTTTAGAAGTCTTAGGCTTGACAGACTTGGGTGGTGTGGGTGTCTGGTACCCACGGCTCAACAACGTGTAGTATCTGCCCTTGATTTGATGAGGGGTGAGCAGAATCCTGTACTCTTGCTTGATCCGCCTTTGGACCTGCAGAGTTGCTTCGTGTTGAGTTGTCTTGCCTCTGTTGACAAGAGTGCTCATGATCATATAGTCCATATGATCGTCATAAGGTGCAATGGTTTTTGCTTTCATTTTAGATAGTATTGTAGGTCTTCACCCTTTTGAACATTAGTTATTTTCTTAGTGGCTTCTTTTAGCCATTTCTCTTCCTGCGAATCGATCATGTAGAAGATGAAGATCTTACCGACCTTGTCCCCA